CTTCAAGGGCGGGGGCGGGCCCTTCCTCCGTTGCAAGGGCCCTTATACAATGCAAAGGGCCCGCCGTAGCGGGCCCTAGGGGGGAGGTAAAGAATGGGGGGCTAGGTTACTTCTTGATCAAGACAGGGGGAGGAAGGGAGGAAGTCGGGACCTTCACTTCCTTCGGGGCCGGAAGGGCCTTCGGTTCGGCCTTGGCCTCCGGTTCGGGGGGGAGATAGTCGGCCGGGGCGACGAAGCGGGCGCCGAAGGTAGACTTCGCAAGGTTCGGGGATAGGAAGTAGCGACGCTTCTTGAACCCGGCGCACACGGCCGAGACGAAGGCGGAGGCTTCGGCCTTATCGGCCCCGGCTTCTATCACCTTTGCGAAAAGACCAGTGAAGGGGGCGGGGGAATCGGGGAGGGGGAAGCCGAGACTTTGTACGAAGGGCTCTATCTTCGTGTGATCACCCTTCGTAGCAGTGGAAGTATCGAAGGTGCGTTTCGCCTTTCCCTTTCCCTTGTCCATAGCCGAAGCGAAGGCGAGGAGTTCCTCCGCCGAACCCTCGAGTTGCATTCCGTTCGCCAGTGTCGCTTTCATGGTAACTCCCTTTGGGCCCTAGGGCCCTTGTCTAAATGGAGGGAAGGTAGCCCGGCGCTAGGGCCGGGTTTTTCCCCCCGCGCGAAAGGTAGGATTTCCGGGGCTTTTCGGCAAGGGATGTTCACAATTAGGAAGGTTTATTTGTTCTAGTTAGGGGGTTTTTCCGGGTTTTCCGGGGAGATAATTCGTTATGAGATAGTGGAACGTGGGGGAATTGTTAAGAATGTAAAATCGGAACAAAGGGACGGTTTTTGGGGGTTTTTTATCACTATTAAACACACTTTTATGGGGCTTTTAGCATACTTTTATGCTTAGTAATTGCTTTCAGGGCATCAAGTTAGCGTCTTTATGCTTTCTAGCCCGCTTTTATTTTTTTTTTCCCTTTTATTCCCCCTACCTCCCCCCCTTTATAATTGTTCCTATTATTTTTAATTCTTTATAATATATATATATATAAAGAGGATAAATAGATAGAAAATACCTATAAAAACCCCATAGCTACTGGCATAATGCGGCTAATTGGAACATAGGTAGTAGTAGAACAGTTTTGGGGGTTGAAACGGTATTTTTAACTAGTCGGAACATTACCGAACCGGGCTTTCGGTCGATCGGAGGGGGCCGGGCCCCGGGGAAGGGCCGGGGGGAGGGAGGACAATGTACTAGTTAGGAAGGTTAGTGCTATCAATTATGAGGATATCGACTATCCTAGGTCATAACAATTGCGACGATAATCGTACTAGCTAAATCAATCATAGTTAGGATGTTCATAATGCTTATGTTCCTTCGAGGAGAAGCGCATGACCCCCGTACCCGGTTTGGACGACCCCCCTCGCCGCCAGTAGAATCACCTCCCCTCTCCTCCGCCTTGTCTCCAAGTCTGACACTTTCGGAAAACATGTGCTTCAACCTTGCGTTTCAACCAATCGTTTGATACACTCGTCTCATGATCCAGTCCGCTTCCCTGCCCCCGGCCCTCGTCTCGCGCCTCGCGAAGCAGGAAAAGGAGGTCTCCCTCTCCCTGGCGACTCCCCTTCCCGCCCTCGACTCGAAACAACCGGCCAAAGACCTCGCGGACCGCACCCTCCTCTCCCTCACTCCGAAGGCCCTCTCCACCCTCGACGAAGCCATGGACTCCGGACTCACCAAAGACCGCATCCAGGCCGCAAAAGAGGTCCTCGACCGCTCTCCCGCGACCAAGCCCACCCTCCTCGAAAGCGGAACCGCCCTTCCCCAGCTCCCCCCGGAGGCCGTAACCAGCCTCTTCTCCGGCCTCTCCAGGCTCTTCCAGGGCATCGGAGCCGCCGCGTCGGCCGCCAGCGCCCCGGAGCCCATCCCCTCGGCCCAAGACCAGGAGGTTTCACGTTGAACAAGCCCCGAAATCCTCTTCCAGCCGATCACCAGGGCCCCCAGGACGCGTCCAAGCCCCTCCCCCTGAGCAATTTGCCCCCTCCCAGCCCCCTGACCCACTTCACGGCCCTAGGACCCGTCCAGGTGAAGCCCAAAAAGGCCCCCCATTGAGCGTTTCGGGGCGGACGACGGCCCCCATCGGCGGTTCCGGACTCCTTTCCGCCGAAAAAGGCACCTCCTCGCCGTCCGCCCCGTTTTTTCTCGGACCCTACCTGATCCGGCCCCATCCCCTGGCCCCTTTCTACAGCTCGGAAAGCGCCTCCGAGGAGGCCTACAACCAGCTGATGAGGGAAATCTCCTCCCCGAACTTCAATCCGAACGCGGAGGCGCTCTCCCTCCTCCGCCAGACCGGCTACGCCTCCCTCTGGTTCTTCCTCCGCTTCGTCTGTTCCTACTCAGGACCCTACGAACGGCTCGACGACGCCCTCTCCATCGACATGTGCAACGAGCGCTCCTCCGACGCGTGGGAGGCTCCCGGCGCCATGAGCGCCGCCTTCATCCCCCGCAACATGTTCAAGTCGACGATCTTCGACCACGGCGGCAACACCTGGGACCTCCTCCGCGATCCCAACGAGCGCATCGTCATCGTCAACGCCATAGCCGAGAAGGCCGAGGAGTTCATGTTCCTCGTCTCCTCCAACTTCAGCGAGAACGGCCTCATGGCGTTCCTCTACCCGGACCACTGCGCCTTCTCCTCCAGGCGCGGGCAGAAGTCGAGCAAGGGTCTCATCCTTCCCAACCGGACGAAGAACTTCGTCGAGCCCTCGGTCAAGGCGCTGGGTGTCTCCGGAGCGGCGGAAGGCGGGCACTACACCCGGATCACCCTCGACGACCTCGTCGGCCTCGACGACCTCTCCGCCTCGCGCTCCGCCGCCGCCGGTATGGAACAGGCGAAGAAGTGGCTCGGAACCAACATCGACGCCCTGAAGAGCGACCAGAGCGCCCGCGTGGGCGTCGTCGCCACCCGCTACGCCGTGGACGACTGCTACCAGCGGATCTACGACTCGTGCCGCTCCGTCAACGGCTGGACCCGGGGCGACCTCCAGCCCAAGCCCGAAGGCGAGTGGAACGTCTACTACCGCATGGTCGAGGAGGACGGCGTCTTCATCCGGCCGGAAGTCATGAACAAGGAGAAGCTGGACCGGCTCATGATCGACGATCCATGGGCCGCCATGACCCAGTGGTACAACTCGCCCTTCAAGGCCGGACTGGCGGAGTTCTCCGACCAAGTCGTCAGGGAGTGCGCCCTGGAGTACGACGAGAAGACCGCCGAGTGGTGGATCGTCAAGAAGGACCCCAACTTCCTGGAGGAGAGGGAGGCCCGCGCCGTCCGCCTCTCCGACTGCGACGTCGTCATGACGATCGACCCGGCCGCGACGGAGAAGGGCGTCAACGCCAAGACGTGCCGCACCTCGATCGGGATTTGGGCGTGCGACAGCGACGACAACAAGTACAGGATATGGGGCCGCGTCGGCTTCTTCTCCCAGCACACGACGATCGACAACGTGTTCGAGGGACACCGGGTCTTTCCCGGCTTCGTCCGCGCGACCTACGTCGAGATGAACGCCTACCAGAAGGTGCTCAAGGAGTACCTCGACCGGGAACAGCTCGACCGCAACACCTGGATCGGAACGCAGGGAGTCCAGGCCCAAGGCGACAAGAAGGCCCGCATCCGCGTGGCCTTCGGAACCTACCTCCTCAAGGGCAAGATTTGGGCCACGGCCGACGCCGGAGCCCCGCTCCGCGAGGAGCTTCGCCTCTTCCCCATGAGCGAGTCCCGCATGGACTGCCTCGACGAATCCGAGAAAGGCATCACGTTCACGCGCCCTCCGGTCTCCGCCAAGGAGAGGGAGGAGCGCCGTTTCCAGGAAGAACGGAGGACGCACGCCATGAGCGGAAGCGCCTTCGGCTACGGCTGAGGAGGAAAGCATGTCCGACATCCAGATCGAGATCGTTCCGGACGAGAGCGGCGCTCCGCCGCCGGAACTCCAGTCCATCCTGACCGACGACCAGATGGTGGCCGCCGCGTCCTACCTGAAGAGCGAGTACGAGAAGGCCGCGACCGAGATGCAGGCCCGGAACAGGAAGGCGGCCAAGTGGCGCGAGGCGATGGAGGCCGTCGCCGCCGACGCTCCCAAGATGAGTCCGATGCCCAACGCGTCGAACGTCACCGTTCCCCTGACGCAGACGATCAGCCAGAGCCTGTTCGCCAAGATCAAGGGGACCTTCGACGCGAGGGACCCGTTCTGGACCGTCGGAACCGTGAAGAGCGACAGCGAGTCCGTCCGCGTCGTCAAGGTGGTGGAGAAGTACCTCGACCTCCTCGCCCAGTCCCCCTACGACCTCGACATGGAGAGGGTGAAGAACGACCTCTTCCTGGAGACCATCCTCGTCGGCGCGGCCTTTCCCAAGGTCGTCTACGAGATCGACCGCTGGCGCGTCATCGATCCGGAGAAGGGGGAGCGGGAGGTCGTCTACCACGACGGCCCGGCGATCGACATCCTGCCCATCGAGCGGGTCTTCTACCGCCGGGGCGTCAACACGATCGACCGCCTTCCCTGGATCGGTCTCACCACGCCGCTGACCGAGCATGAGCTGAGGTCGATGGCCGCGCACGGGGAGCTGGACGAGGAGGCCGTCACGTCGATCCTCAACCAGCTCCGGACCGACGCCAACGACGCCGAGACCGTCATGCAGAAGGCGGAGTGGACGGACCAAGCCGAGCAGACCGGCCTCATCGACGTCACGGAGTTCTGGTTCTTCTGGGACGTGGACCAGTCGGGGGTTCCGGTCGACCTCTTCTTCACCATGCATGTTCCGAGCGGAACCATCCTGCGCCAGCAGTACAACACGCTTGGGCGGCGGATGGTCGTCAACTCGAAGTACTTCCACAGGTCGTTCGGCCTGACCGGGCGCGGCACCGGCCAGATGACGGAGTCGATGAACGACGAGGCGACGAACATACACAACCTCTCCAACGACAATATGAAGGTGGCGAACATGAGGATGTTCGCCGTGCGGCGTCAGGCCGGGTTCAACAAGGAGGAGCCGATGTACCCCGGCAAGACGATGCTCCTGGACAACCCGACCCAGGACATCCACGCCATCCCCATCGGCGAGATCTACCCCTCGATCGAGAACGCGGAGTCGAAGAGCTGGGCCATAGCCCAACGCGCCGTGGGCCTCTCGGACACCGCGATGGGCTTCGCGGACCAGACGCTGGGTTCGAGGGACACCGCGCGGGGACAGGCGATGAGGCTCCAGCAGGGCGACTCGATCCTGGGCACGGTGACGGAGGGCCTCAAGCGGACCCTGACGGAGATCGCCCAGCTCGTGTGGATGCAGCTCGTGGCGAACAAGGACCGGGTCATGGACCGCGAGAGGAAGGCCATGCGGCTGAGCGAGGAGGACCTGGGCTACCTGGAGAAGGCCCTCTCGATGGAGCTGAGCGAGGTTCCGACGCGCCTCTCCTTCTCGGTCCGGACGACCGACGTCGAGAAGACCTTCGAGCAGAGGCGCCAGAACATGATGGCCCTGACCCAGCTCTTCGCCCAGTTCGCGACCCAGACGATTCCGCTGGCGAGTCAGCTCTACGGCCCGGCCGGGATGCAGATGCTCCGGCAGAGTCCGGAACTCTTCAAGTACATGGAGCGGCTCCTCCTGGGCAGTTCGATCCTGATGGAGGACGTCTTCACGTTCTTCGGAGTGAGGAACACGCAGGACTATGTTCCGGACCATACGCTCCTGGACAAGCTGATGGACTCGCTGGGCCAGATGGGTCAGACCTTCATGGGCGCCGGTCAGGTCCAGCTGGGAACGGGCCCGGGCATGGGCATGGGAGTTCCGGCCGGACAGCCCGTGATGCCGCCCCAGGCGGTGGGAGGGCAGGGAGCGGGTAGCGCGGGGATGCCGGGTCCGATGGGCAGGTTCGGCGGATGAGGTTCTCTTCTGAGGGGGCCGAAGGCCCCCGATCTTCCTCTTCTCTTCCTCTTCCGGGCTTTCCGTCCTGGGGGCTTCCGGGCTTGCGCCCGGCTTCCCTTCCTCCTGAAACCTCTTCTCTCCTCTTCTCTTCCTCTTCTCTTCTCTTCTCGACCAAAGGAGGTCATCGATGAAGGATGTCGAGTATTCGACGAAGGAACTCAAGGATTTCCAGAGCGCCCTCAAGGGGACGGAAGCCGGAAGGCTGATGCACCGGGTGCTCAGGGAAGTGGCCGACGGGTATGAGCTGGAGCTTCACGATCCACTCGCCGGGATCGAGAGGATGAGGTTCTGCCAGGGGGGAATCGACGCTTTGGGGAAAGTCGTCGACGTGGTGTCCCGGCTCCTCGACCTGTCGGTCGAGGAACATGCTCCGACCGAGGATGTCGGAGACCAGTACGACGAGCCGGACGTCGTCGGAAATCTAGTGTTCTAGGAGGTTTCGATGAGCGACACGAACGAGGACCTGGAGGTCATGTTCGTCCAGGACGGGGCGCCGCTGGAGGACGCTCCCGTCGAGGAGAAGCCGGAGGGCAAGGTGCTCTCCCAGGCGGAGTACGACGAGCTGGTGCGGCGGAGCGAGGCGGCCCAGGCGCTGGGACAGCCGATCGCGAGGCTGGCCGAGGGGCTGGCGGAGCGGCAACAGCCGGTCCAGGTGCAGCAGCCCGGCGAGACGGACGAGGAGTTCTACGCCAGGATCGAGAGTCAGGCCTTCATGCCCGGCCAGTTCGGAAGGGCGATGAAGGAGGTGCAGGAGCGGACGCTGGCCCCGGTCATGGGGCGGTACTCGCAGATCATCCTGGATCAGGCGAAGAAGCTGATGAGGGTCGATCCGGAGAAGGGCGAGACGTTCAGGAAGTACGAGCGGGACATCGACAAGGAGGTCGAGCAGTTGCCCAAGACGCCGGACGTCTACGAGGTGGCGTACCAGCGGGTCATGATGAGACGGCAACCGGAGATCATGGAGGAGAGGCTCAAGGCCCACGAGGTCGAGATCGAGAAGAAGGTGCTTGAGAAGTACGGGATCGATCCGGCGTCGGTCGGTGTTCCGGAGGGCAAGGAGCGGCGGCCCGCGATGGAGACCGTTTCGACGAGGTCGGGCGGAGCGCCCGCGCCGAAGGGGCCCCAGGCGCTGAGGCTGTACGAGAGCGAGAGGGACAGGATGCTGGCGATCGGACTCGATCCGAAGGACCCCAGGGCCGTCAGCGCGTTCCTGAAGAATCATCCGAGGAGGAAGTAGATGGGCGATCAGGCGGTCAACGAGAGGGAAGAGGGTCTGAAGGGTCTTCCGGAGAGCCCGATGGAGCGGAAATCGGGAGTCGAGAAAGTGGAAAAGGTCCAGAAGATACCAATTACCTTTGACAAGAAGGACGAACAGGTCCTACAGTTCAACCAGGACAAGGGTTTGGAGCTGTTCTGGGACGAGGATTCGTTCAGGGAGTTGCCGGAGAAGGTCGAGCGCCAGCTGACGCCTCGGAA